GCAGTGCGGTAGATCTCGACGGTCATGGCTTGCTCTTCTTGGCTTTGGCAGCAAGCCGCCGCAGGATGCGGGCAGTGGGTGGATCTTTGCCGTATCCGCCGGGTGCCCCACGGTTACGGGGATGTGCGAGGTTGCCTTTGCTGGGGCGAGACTCGACGCGTTTGTTCTTCACGGCTGAATGTCCCATGGTTTTCCTGGTTACGAGAGCAGCCAGATGGCGATGACGGCGATGCAGATCATGATCGCCCACGTCGCCCCGACTGCCGAGGCGGTGTCGCGATGAAATTCGCGGATCATTGCTGCACCGCGTCGACGGCAACAAAGCCGTTGGATTCCATGCATGCGTTGTAGATCTGGTTCTGCTGGACCGCCGAGCCGACCGCGCTGGCGAGCACCGAGGCCCCGACAAAAGCGCCGACGAACGCGGGCCTGCCCGAAGCGGCGACAAATCCGCCGCCCGAGCCGCCTGACATCGCCATCAGTTTGCACTGGCCCGAGGTCGAGCCGAAATCGGCCGAGGTCTGGGGGCCGGGCATCCAGGTGTGTTGCACACAGCCCGAGAGCGCAACCGCCAAGGCAGCTGCCGTGATCATGGTCTTCATCGAAGGGTGTCCTTTCAAGAGAGCCGACGTTCCAGCGCCGGCCTGGGTGGTCAGCAGGTGTAGTAAGTTTGATAATAGGAGTTCCAGCAGCTCCGCACCGGTGGGTAGTACGACGGCGGCACGATTGAATAGGGCGCGATCGGCGGATAGTAGTACGTCGGCGGCGGGTAATAGCCGTAAGGGTATGGATTGTAGACGTAGGGGTTGGCGAGCGCCGAGCCGAGAGCCAAGCCGCCGAGCACGCCGAGCCCGATGCCCCAGCCGGCGCCGCCGCCATGGGCGTCAGCGGGCGGCGCCGCCATCGACAGCGCGACGATTGCGGCTGTGGCGAGTAGAAGCTTTTTCATCAAGGTGTCCTTTCAAGAGCCGGCGTTCCAGCGCCGGAGAAGGTAGATAAGCATTAAATGCAGGGGTTCAATGGGTCATCCGTTTGCACGCTTCCTAGAGGATTTTACGCGCGGCCCTCCCGATGAACTCGGCATAGGCCGGCGGGATCGCCTGCGCCAGCTCGGCGGGCGTCATCCAGTCGATGCCCATCTCCCGCTCCCAGGTCGCCCGGTCGCTCGCTAGCATGTTGCGCCACGCACCGCCTTTGCCGTGCGGATGACCGTAAACGCCGGTGATCGGCTTGCCGTGATCACAGGTGGCCGGCACCCATGGCGGCAACGGATGGAGACGCCTCAAACCATCGGTGTCGGCGAACGCCCAAGCCGAACATCGTTCCGCACAACACCAGGTCGGCGCGCAGCGGAGCGCCGGGCACGTTTTCGATGATCCAAGGAACCCCGCCGGCGCACAGCATCGATCGCACGCTTTCAATCAAATCCGGATGTCTGCCGTCCTTGGCGATCGTGCCGCTGCGGACATACGCTTGGCACGGCGGACTCGCCCATATCAGATCAAAATCGCCCAACCGTACCGGCGGCGCCAGCGCGTCGCCCCGCACAAAGCGGAACGGGTAACGCGGCTGCGGCCGGATATCGACACCCGTGACGTCAAAGCCCGCACGATGCAGGCCCATGCTCGCACCCCCCGCGCCGCAGAACAGATCAAGCGCCGAGCGCGGCACGGCCCAGTTCCGTGATTCGCACGCGATCGGGTTGGTCGATAGGCGCCATCGCATCCTCGACATAGCCCGCATTTCTGAGATCCTGGTAGCGCCGCGGCCAGCTACCGCCACAGCTTATGACTTGCAGCTCCATTCTACCCTGCTCACCACCATCGGCGATGAATTGCAGGATTTTGCGGGTGGTCGGAGTCAGCTTTGCAACCGTCGGTATCGTCATCACGCACCTGCCGGGAAATGCGGCGGGTCAATCGACCCTCGCGACCTCAAGGCTGCCATCGGGCTGAACGATCGCCAGCCATGAGTGATCGTAAAAGCGGATCTCCTCGTCGCGCAGCATGGTGACTGCGATCGGCAGCAACGGCGGGTCGCCGGGCAACCTCGGCCTCGATGTTGGCACGCGTCTCGGCGTCCATCGAGGGCGACTCAAGATCGCGCAGCAACTCGGGCGTCGAGTAAGTCGGAAAGGCGTTTTGGGACGGGGGCCGACCGTAGTAGAGGCTGTACGAGCGGTAAGAGCGGGTCATCGGGGGCTCCTTTCGCGGTGTCGCGTTCCAGCGCGATCAGTCTTTACCAGGGGATATCTTGCCAATCGTCGTCGGCGAAACGGCCAAACACCGGACCGCCGCGAGCTTCCATCGCGTCTTGCTCGGCGATGGCGTCTTCAGCGGCGTTATCGCGAGCTTCCGCTTCTAGCTGAGCCGGAGTTTCAAGCCCGGCCACCTCGCGAGCCTCGCTCCAAGTTCCGCAGATCACGCCATAAACGTTGTACATCGGGGGCTCCTTTCATCGGGCGGTTCCAGCCGCCACAGTGTATATAGTGCATTAAATGCAGTCTCACAAGTAGCCCGCCCGAAAAAAGCGCGGGGGTCCGATGCTATTGCACATCAACCCGCAGCGGTCCTCGGCTTCGCGCTTCCCGTGGCGCCTGCACATCCACTGGGGCGATCAGGGCACCTTTAAGGAAGAGCAGCACCCGCGCAAGAAGGGCGGGCAGTTCGCGAAGAAGGGCGCGGGCGAAACCGGCGGCGGAAAGGAGATCCCGGCGCCGCCGCAGATCAAGTCACAGCACGCCACCAACATCGGCAAGCAGAAACATCTGAACCAGCTGCACCAGCACGCCAAGGCGGGCGAGTGGGGGAAGGTCGAGGCCTATCCGACCCCCGGCTCAAACACCTACGCCAAGATGGTGCAGAAGTATAAGGCCGACCTGCTCAAGCAGAAACCGGCCGAGGGCGCTGAGCCCGCCAAGATCTCCCCGATGGAGATCACTAAAGCGGCGCAGGCGAAGGGGTTTGAGGTGGCGGGCGTCGGCCAGATGGTCAACCCGACTACGGGTCATGTGCTGACCGCCAAGCCTGAAGGCCCATGGGAGATCAAAGAGAAGAACGGAAAGCCTTACTCGAGCGGCGGTAGTTTTGAAACTCTGAAAAACGCTCTCAACTGGTTTGAGCCTGAGCCTGAGGAAGAGCCCGAGCCCGCCAAGATCGTCCCGCGCGGTGGCTGACGCAACCGGGCGATCTGGTTCTTGTCGCTCCCGACGGGACCGAGACTCCGATCGGCGAGCCATCGGCCGAGGCGCTGGAATATGTCGAGCGCCTCAAGCGCCAATTGAAAGGTGCCGATGCCGCAACGCCAGCGCCGCGCAAAAAGCCCGGAATCCGCCTCCACATCCACCGCAGCTGAACCGCTCCGCATCGAGCAGCGCCCGCTCGGCGCGCTGATCCCCTACGCCAAAAACTCCCGCACTCATTCGCCCGAGCAGATCGATCAGCTAGCCGCCTCGATCCGCGAGTTCGGCTGGACCACCCCGATCCTGGTCGACGGCAAGAGCGGCATCATCGCCGGGCACGGCCGGGTCTTGGCCGCCCGCCAACTCGGCATGCTCGAGGTGCCGTGCATCGAGCTCGCGCACCTCTCCGACGCGCAGCGGCGGGCGTATGTGCTGGCCGACAACAAGCTTGCGCTCAACGCCGGGTGGGATGCCGCGCTGCTGCGGCTCGAACTTGGCGAGCTCAAAGACCTCGGCTTCGATTTGGCGCTGATCGGGTTTGGCGAATTGGAGATGGCCGATATCTTCGCCGATCGGACGCACGGCCTCACCGACCCAGACGCGGTGCCGCCAGTCCCCGAGGTGCCGGTCTCGCGACCGGGCGATTTGTGGCTCTGCGGTCGGCACCGCCTGCTGTGCGGCGATGCGACGAGCGCTAGCGACGTTGGGCGCTTGCTCGGTGGCAGCAAGCCACACCTGATGGTCACCGATCCGCCTTATGGGGTTGAGTATGATCTTGATTGGCGCAACGAGGCTTACCGGGCTGGTCCGATGCGCCGGACAATTGGTGCTAAAGCAATCGGCGAAGTCGTAAACGACGATCGCGGTGACTGGCGTGCCGCTTGGGCGCTGTTCTCTGGCGATGTCGCCTATGTATGGCACGGCGAGAAGCAACTTGTCAGCATGGCGGCGCAACTCGCCGCCTGCTCTCTGGAGCCGCGCAATTTGATCGTCTGGGCGAAAAGCATCCTGGTAATCTCGCGAGGGCATTACCATTGCCAGCATGAAACGTGTTGGTACGCAGTAAAAACAAATGCGACAGCGCATTGGCGCGGTGATCACAAACAAAGCACGGTCTGGTCGATCGACAAGCCGCTGAGATCGGAAACCGGGCATAGCGTGCAAAAGCCGGTGGAGTGTATGCGCCGGCCGATCGAGAACAACTCGCGGCCCAGCGAGGCGGTCTATGATCCGTTTCTCGGTTCCGGTACGACGATGATCGCCGCTGAGATGACTGGACGGACCTGCCTCGCGCTGGAGATCGTGCCGGCTTATGTCGACGTAGCCGTGAAGCGCTGGCAGGCGTCCACCGGCAAAGAAGCGATGCTTGAGAGCGATGGCCGCAGCTTCGATGAGGTGTCTGTGTCACGCAGTGTCACAGATCTACGCGCGTGACAGCGGTGAATTGATGCCGGCGCGGATCTTTACTGTTGCTCAGATCGAGCGGGCTCTAAAATCACAGGCCGGCATCCAAACCGCTGCGGCGCGGGCCTTGCAGGCCGAAACCGGGAAGCCATGCTCGCGCGAGCTCGTCGCCCAGGCGGTGCATCGTTCCAAACGCCTGCAGGATGCGTGCGCAGCAGCCCGCGAGTTTACCGTCGACATGGCCGAGCAGATCATGGTTGAGGCATTGCAGAATAAAGACATCGTCGCCGCCAAGTTTTATCTGGAGACGCTGGGTAAGGGCCGCGGCTTTTCCAAGCGGCTGGAGATGACCGGCAAGGATGGTCGCCCGCTCGAGATCGGCGTGCCCGCCCAGGTTGCGGAGGCTAGGCAGCGCAATGAACAGCTCATCGATGATGTCGCCAGTCGAGCGCCTGGCGCAGATGACCCTGCCGCAGCGCCGCGCGGTAATGGCGCGGTGGTCGAATAGAGAACACGCCAACTTTCCTTATGCCTGGGGCCAATGGTGGGCGCGGGCCAACCAGCTGCCGCCCGACGGCAATTGGCTGGTGTGGCTGATGCTGGCGGGCCGCGGCTTCGGCAAGACCCGTGGCGGGGCCGAATGGGTACGCCTGCAGCTCGCGCTGGGGCGCAAGCGCATCGCCCTGGTCGGCCCCACCGCAGCCGATGTCCGCGACGTCATGATCGAGGGGCAATCCGGCATCATGGCGATCTCGCCGCCTTGGGAACGACCCGATTACCAGCCCTCCAAGCGCCGCCTGGAGTGGCGCAACGGAGCGATGGCCACCGCCTATTCGGCCGAGGAGCCCGACCGCCTGCGCGGGCCGCAGCACGACGCCGCCTGGGTCGACGAGCTCGGCGCCTGGAGCTATCCCGAGGCTTGGGACATGCTGATGTTCGGGTTGCGCTTGGGGCCGCATCCGCGCGCCTGCGTGACGACGACGCCGCGCCCGACCAAGCTCATCCGTGAATTGATCTCCTCCTCGACGACAGTGACGACGCGGGGCTCGACCTTCGACAACCGTAACAATCTACCCGCCAGCTTCTTCGAGCAGGTTCTGCGCCGCTATGAGGGCACGCGGCTGGGCCGCCAGGAGATCTATGCCGAGCTGCTCGAAGATGTGCCGGGGGCGCTATGGACGCGCGAGGGGATCGAGCGCGACCGCTGGCCGTTCGGTCACCGGCTGGCTGAGTTCAAGCGAATTGTCGTGGCGATCGATCCGGCAATGACCTCTGGCGAGGAGGCGGACGAAACCGGCATCATCGTGGCTGCAGCGGACTGGAACGGACATGGCTATGTGCTCGCCGATGTATCGGGGCACTACCAGCCGGTGGAGTGGGCACGCGCCGCCATCTCCCAGTTTCATCACCCCGAGCGACCAGCCGACCGCATCGTCGCCGAGGTCAACGCCGGCGGCGAGATGGTCGAGAACACTTTGCGCATGGTCGAGCCCGCGATCCCTTACACCGCGGTGCATGCTTCGCGCGGCAAGGTGATCCGCGCCGAGCCGGTCTCCGCGCTCTACGAGCAGCACCGCATCCATCACGTCGGCTCGTTCCCGCAGCTGGAGGACCAGATGACGTCCTTCACGATTGACTACGACCGGACCATCGACGGCAGTCCCGACCGCGTCGACGCGCTGGTGTGGGCCTTTACCGAGTTGCTCGTCGACGAGAGTGAGGCGGGCTTTCTCAGTGCCTGGGGTCGATGGGAGTGAGCGAACAGCGCCCGGTCATCCGTGTTCCAGCCGGATCGCGTCCGCTTGACCCTGCCAAAGCATGGACCACCGCCGACAATTATCAGAACTTCGTTACTCAGATGGGCGGCGGCGTCTCGCCGATGGCGAGCGGGTCCACCTACGGCTTCAGACCCTTAACTCGTGAACGCACACTCTTGGAGTGGATGTTCCGCGGATCATGGGTGTGTGGCATCGCTGTCGAAAGTGTCGCGGACGATATGGTCAAGATGGGCATCGACTTTGGCGGTACGATGCCGCCCGACGATGCCGAGGAACTCGAAAAGGCGATAATCCGCCATCAGATCTGGGCGCAGCTGAACGAGCTGATCAAGTGGGGGCGCCTCTACGGCGGGGCCATTGCGGTCATCATGATCGACGGCCAAGACCCGGCGACACCGCTGCGCGTCGAGACCGTCGGCAAGGGGCAGTTCAAGGGGCTGCTGGTGCTCGACCGCTGGATGGTCGAGCCGTCGCTCAACAATCTGGTCAGCGACGCCGGGCCGGATCTTGGTCTTCCGAAATTCTACAAGATCACCGCTGACGCGCCGGCCTACCCGCGCACGGACGTGCATTATTCGAGATGTTTCCGCTACACGGGGATCGACCTGCCATATTGGCAGAAGATCGCCGAGAACCTGTGGGGCATGTCGATCTACGAACGGCTGTTTGACCGGCTGACTGCGTTCGACTCGACCACGCAAGGGATCGCGCAGCTGGTCTACCGAGCCTATCTGCGCATCGTCAAACTGAAGGGCCTGCGGGAAGTCGCGTCGCAAAGTCCCGACGCGATGAAGGGCCTGATGCGGCGCATGGACATCATGACGCGGTACCAGAACAACGAGGGCATCACATTGCTCGCCGAGGACGACGACTTTCAATCGATCGCCTACAGCTTTACCGGGCTCGACACCGTGCTGCTGCAGTTCGGCCAGCAGCTCGCAGGCGCATTGCAGATCCCGCTGGTGCGCCTCTTCGGCCAGTCGCCGGCCGGGCTCAACGCGACCGGCGAGAGCGACCTGCGCCTCTACTACGATGGGACTCACCAACAGCAGGAGTTGCGTCTGCGCCGGCCGTTGACCAACACCCTCAACGTGCTGGCGCGCAGCGAAGGCATCAAATTGCCCGACACATTCGGCTATCAGTTCAGGCCGTTGTGGCAATTGACCAGCAAGGAGAAGTTCGAATGCGCCGAGATCGGCACCCGCACGATATTGGGTGCCGACGAGTTGGGCGTCATCAGCCGCAAAACGACGCTCAAGGAATTGCGTGCCGCATCGCGCGAAACCGGGGTATGGTCTTCGATCTCCGACGAAGACATCGAGGCGGCCTCGGACGATCTACCGCCGGCCCCCGGCGAGATGCCCGGTGCGGCTCCCGGCATGCCGGTTGCTCCCGGTGCGACGGGACCGGGCAGCGAGGTCAAGGGCGAGCCGGGCCAGCAGGAAGGCGGCGCCGCGACGCGTGTCGGGCCGGGGCTGGCCCCGGTTCAAGGCGGCTCGAGGCGGCTGCCGGTCCCGCCGCCGACGATTCACCTGCACGGCGGCGGCGGCGGCGATAGCGAAGCGGCCTAAGTGCAGTCGCAAGATCCGGAAGGCTACTACCGCGGCTGGTCGCCGTTCTTCCCGTCGCGGCGTTTTCCGATCGCGCTGGGCCAGCACCGCGGCGCCGAGATCGCCCGCGCCAATGCGATGCGGGCACGCCGTGCGGAGAGCCGCTTCGCGGTGAACCTGCGGCGCATTGCCCGCCATATCGACGACATCGTCAGGGGGATGTTGGGGATCGAGCCGACCGCCGCCGAGCTCGCCGACATCCAGACGCAGCTCGACGCCTACACAAGGTTGATCGAGCCGTGGGCACGCACCACGGCACGGCGCATGCTGGCCGACGTCGAGCGCCGCGACGCCGCCGGCTGGCACAGACTCGGACAGGAAATCAACCGGGCGCTGCGGGCGGAAATCGAGACCGTGCCGATCAAGGACATGCTCGACCGGCTGCTCGAGACGCAGGTCGAGCTGATCACCAGCCTGCCGCGCGAAGCTTCCGAGCGGGTCCACCGGCTCAACGTCGAGATGGTCCATGCCCGTAGCCTTAAGGCGGTGGTCGGTGGTCGGCGCTGGGAAGACATCGTCAAAGACATCATGGCCACCGGCGACGTCACGCGATCGCGGGCGAACACTATTGCCAGGACTGAAGTTTCGCGCACCGCCAGCGAGATCCAGGCGACGCGAGCCAAGGGGCTCGACTCGGAAGGATTTATCTGGCGCACCGCTCGCGACCGCGACGTGCGCCCGCTGCACAAGCGCTACGAAGGCAAGTATTTCACCTGGAACAACCCGCCGCCGCTCGACGACGGTGAGTCGGGTCTGCCGGGAACCATCTACAACTGCCGTTGCTGGGCTGAGCCGGTGATCGCTGGCGAGACGCCAGTCGAGGTACCGTTGCCGCGCAACCCGGCATACCTGGCGGCACTGCGCGCGCAAGGGCTTACCACCGGGACCGCGTTCGAGTGAGCCCGCTGTTTCCTTTCTACGGTTCAAAGTGGCGCGATGCGAAGCGCTACCCGAGGCCTCATGACGGTGTCGTCATCGAACCATTCGCGGGGTCGGCGGGATATTCGGTCTTCCATGCGCCGCCAAAGGTGTTGTTGGTCGATCTCGATCCGATCGTCACTGCCGTGTGGGACTATCTAATTCACGTCACCCCTTTGGAAGTTATGGCACTTCCAGATCTTGAAGTAGGTGAATCGGTTGACAGTCTGAAGGTACCGCAAGAAGCCCGTTGGCTGATCGGCTTCTGGCTCAATCGCGGATCGGCTCAACCGAAGAAAACCAAAACGGTTTATTCGGCGCGCACTGAGCGTGCGCAGCTGATCTGGTCAGAACGAGCTCGCAAACGGATCGCTTGGAATATCGCCGGCATTCGTTCTTGGCAGGTCAAGCTCGGGAACTATGAGGATATTCCGACAAAGCAAGCGACTTGGTTTGTCGATCCGCCCTATGTCGATAAAGGGCGATACTACCGCTTCAGCGCTATCGACTATGGCCGACTTGGTCGGTGGTGCCGCGCGCTGCCGGGGCAGGTGATCGTGTGTGAGCAGGCCGGCGCAGCGTGGCTGCCGTTTCACCCGCTGGCCGTGATCAAGAGCACCAAGGGTACATCGGAAGAGGTCGTCTGGACCGGTTTCGAATAGCTGGTGCCCAGGGCCGGATTTGAACCGACGCCGCGCGGGTCTTCATCCCGCCGCTCTACCAGCTGAGCTACCTGGGCATGCGACACTTATAGCAGAACGAGGACAGGCCGATGGTCATACAAATCCTGTTCTGGGTGCTGCTGATCCTCTGCTTCATCGTCGGACCGCCGTGGGGGGCTTGGGGGCCAAACGTCCCGCCATGGTCATCGCATATCGTCTATTTGGTGCTGTTTGTCTGCCTGGGGCTCGCGGTCTTTGGCGGTGGTCTAGGTGTGGTCGTGCGCTGAGAACCTCACCGGGGATAAGACTGAATGACCTGGTACACCACCGAGCAGATCGACCCGACGCGCCGGCTGTGCACAATTGAACCAATATCCCGCTTCGTTTTTGTCCGATGTTCTTGATTGAACAGCGGTTGCAGATTAGTGTGATGACAAGCGATCTGCACCTCATCTCTTTTTGTCAAATCGAACACTGCAAGCGGTTTGCGATGATCTATCTCCCAGACTTCGCCCCAATTTTCCCAAGTCATGCCAGGCTTGAATAGGCCTTCAAAATATTGAATTAATTCGGCGATCGAGCAACCGAGATCGCGCACCGCTGAACCTGTTCGGGAGTTTTGCTTGATAGCCCGGATAAGCCGGACATGGAGATTGGTGGCGATTTTGCGTTCAAGACGATGAGCTTGTGTTTGACGAAACTGCTTTATTTTATCTGGGTGTTTTGCTGCCCAAATCGCTTGTGAGCGTTTCCAGATTTCAGGGTGGTCCATTCGATGTCGGGCGCGTTTTTCTGCTGAGCAGACAAGGCAACCCATGTTCGATACGAGTCGCTCGCTAATATGCCCGCGGTTGCAAGGTTGACCAGTGAAGTAACGTTTCAGGCCGAGATCGCGGGCGTCTTTCCACAACATAATGCCCCGCATGGCGCGCTCTTCTTGCTCCCGCGCCCAGCGTTCGCGGCGTTGACGGCGTTTGCGTTGATTGCGGCCCGGTCCTTTGTCGGGGTGTTCCTGAATGCATTTCTCGCATGCGTAGTTACTGACGAAACGCGGAGCAATGTGCCCTTGTGGACATGGCTGATCCGTAAAGTACCGCGTTAGTCCACGCGCTTTTGCCTCGGTCCGGTTGATCACGAGCATTTCAGTCATCACTGAGATGTAAGCAATTCCACTCTGTAGATCCTGATAATCCCGGCCAAAAACTTGATAATGGAGGCCGTGAGCGACAATGCAATTCTACACGATCGAGCAGATAGGGCCAAGCCGCAGCCTGACACCAGAAGGATTTTTG